TGTTTTATCAAGTTCAAATCGAACATAATACATGAACTTGGTTCGAGGAGCCAAGCGCATAGTGTCATCGACAAATAGTCGAGTCGCATGTCTCCAGTTAGCTACTAGGCCCTTGGGAGTTAGTAGACCATCGCCTACGCCAGTGAGAAATCTTGTAAATTTATTTGCCATACAAATATTTATGCCACAAAAAAACCCGGGTTAACCGGGTTTTTAGTATAGCTAAAACTATTATTGTGCGCCTGAACGTCCAGTAACTGCTTCGCCAATTGTTCTGCCAACAACTGCGCCAAGTCCACGATCTGCACCTGTACCTGCAACACCTTTGAATTGAACAGCATTGTCAAATGCAATTGTTAGAGCAACTGTTGCTACTTCGTTAGTAGCATAGTTCAAATCACCGTAGTCAGCATTTTGAACATAAGCGCCATACACTTCCCAACGCTCTAGAATATCTGCTTCACTGTTACCATTACCGCCGTCTAGTACTTCGATATTCATTTGGAATTTGTAATCGATACCAGAACGTGCAGATGCTTGTTCCATGAAGTCAAACTGTTTCTGAATTTGTTGGCCAACAAGTTTAGTAACTTGTCCAGATGCATCGTCTCTTAGTGTTAGTGTTAAGTTTTCGAATGAATACTTACCAGCTAATTTAACCTTTGAGTTATATACATCAATTGTCATTTCTTCAAAACTAACCTTTGGTCTTGTAACGTCGCTTACTTGTTTAGTAAGTTCAACGCTTGATTCAACACCAAATCCTAACAGGTTCACTCTAAAGCGATACTTTAGTTTAGGCATCAACAGCGATGTGTTGCTACCTGCACCTGCTGTTGGAACCGAAAATCTATTTAATGATGTTAGTGACATTTAAATCTCTCCTGTATTCTTGACACGTAATGGAATGTAGATAAATTCAACTGCTTTTACAGGTGTAATTGCAATATCAACATACAATTCATTCTTATCTATTGTTGATGGTAAATTGTTTGATGTGTCACAAACAACTGCAAAGTCATAGATAGCTCTCAAACCTACCAACTCTAACAACAGACTTTCTACAGCACCTTTGATTTCGTCACGTGTGATTTTATCGTTTGGTTCAAAAATGTATGGACGAGCAAGTTTGTTTAGTTGACTACGTAGGTAAACAACTAGACGTGCTACGTTAATACGATCTAATGCTGAAGCATTTCTTGCACGAGTCTTTTGACCAAATGCAACGTTGCCAACGCCTACAAAGAATGGAATTGGATTAATCTTAAGATCATACAATGTGTTACGCTGTCCTTCGTTTAGCGACACTGTTTGGAATTCGCCGCTGATTGCATCTAAGTAACCTACGCTGGTTGCATTTGTAATGCCACCGCGTCTTGTACCAGCTGGTGCAAACCATGGATAACTTACAGCATCGCTAATTGCAATAGTTTTCAACATCATGTGCGATGCTGGAACAACTGCGTTTGTACCGCTTAAGTCTGTTGTAAATCCGTTTGGATAATATAATGCTGAATATTCATCATATGTAACAACACCACTATCACCATTGTCAACTACGCCCTTAGCGTTAGTACCCCAATTAGTTAATGATGTAGCATCTGCTGCTAAACGCAATGGAGTATCAGCGATAATAAATGATGTTAATCCTCTGTCGATGTTTAAGTTAACCATATTAGAGTATACTTCTGGATATCCAGGAGCAGCTACTAGGTTAAAGTTTCTACGTTCTGTATCACGAATCAATAAGTTTGTATCAATTGAACTCTTCATTGCTGCTACAATAACAGCACGTTGAGCTTTACGACCAAATGTGCCAGAACCATCTTCTGCGTTCGGACTTGCAGTAGTCCAACGATCTGGCCAGTATGAATCCATTGAAGGTTTACCTGGCATACGTTGATTGTCTTCTGTTGACTTGATATAGTTATTTCTGTATTTCTTAACGTTGCCGCCGCTACGACGTAAGTTCCATAACAACATACCCTTTGGATATAAATTTGGATCTGGAGCGTCTGTATCTAAGAAGCTGCTTGATAATAATTCTTCGATCGATCCTGATGGAGCATTTGTTGTTGTGCCACCGCTTGTTCCTGCACGAGCATCGGCAAACAAAATACCTGTTTCAGTAGTTTGATCTGTTTTGTCAACTAATTCCCAACGTAATAGTGGGTTTGTAGCTGGGTTCTCGTTGTTGTATCGATAAATGGTTGGGAAGTTTTCCATATCAGCTGTGCTGATCCATAAGTCGCCAGTTACGAATGCTGGAGCGCCGTCTGGTCTTGCAGTTGGCTTAGAAGCAGCTACAACCGGGCCGTAACGATCAGTTACACCAACACCAACGTTGTCACCGAACTTAACAGTTCTATAACCTACCCATGTAGTTCCATTATTAACCATAATATCAACGTCACCGAAGTTGCTGTTGTACCATAGTTGACCATTTGCTGGCTCATTCAATGGGGCTGTACTAGCTGCACTGTAACCAGCGATTGCCAATGGTTGCCATGTTGAAGCAATATATGTACTAGCTGATCCTGCTGGTGCAGAATAGAAGTTAGCTGAACCGCGCCAGCTGCCTGCTGAGTATGAAGAAGGTGTAAACAATGTTGAAAGAGTTGAACCTGTTGTATCTTTTAATCTAAAATCACCACCTTGTTTGTGATAAATTTGTAGTTCTTTATCGCCTGTTACACTAGCTTCGATATGTTGGAAGCCGGCTGCGTTAATTGCTGTTGCAATTATAATTGCATTATCAAGACCGATACCTGTTAATTGACTGCTGTGTGCGCTATCAAGGTAAACTGTTACAGCTGGACTTAAAGTTTCAACTAATGTACCTGTACCGTCTGTGTAGCCAGATTCTTGAATAGTAAATGCTCTAGCAGCAGAAGTAAATGTAGTATCATCGATTACCTTAGATGTAATTACTGTATTACCTGTTCCAGCTCTACGGAATAATCTGTATGAACCGGTTGTTAACAATGCATCTGGAACATCAGGAGTTGTGTCTGGGCTTGCATAACTGAACTGCTCGTCGCTGTTATATTGTACATAGATCGAATCTAATGCAATATTTTTTCCGCCACCGCTACGATCTAGATAATACAATGCTGAATTACCGCTTTCGTATAACGGAGCAGAAATTGCAACCCATGATTTAGTTCCAGCATTATAACGCTTTAATCTCCAACGTGAACCAAAACCTGGCTCAGTTGTCTTAATCCATACAGAACCTGTTGGATAACCGTTAGCAGCATTGCCGCTAGCAGCATCGGTCTTTGTATCATTAATCTTATATAAAGGAACTTCTGTATGTGGAGCTAATGTTAATTTAGGTTGTAAGTATGTACCGGCTGCGATTCCTGGAGTACCGCTTGTAATTGTAACAACTACTGCACCGCTTCTTGTGGAATCCGCTGCACCTTCTGTACCACCGTTTGAATAAAGGCTAACTTTAGAACCAGAATATGAAGCAGTTACACCAGTAATGCCTAGGTTGTTAATATTTGTTGCTGTGGTGCTTGCACTTGTTGTAGTAGTTACTGACGTACCATTAATTTTAATTACGCCGGCTGCTGTAGTAAATGTAACTACTGGAAAACTTGCACACCACTCTGGACTACCGACTAATACCCACTGACCGGCTGTTACACCAGCAGCAATATTTCCTGCGGATTTGTAGAACAATCTAATCGTTTCTTTAGATTGAACATATGGTCCTGAACCAAATGCTGTTTCGGCCAATACACAGTAGTCACCGATTGAGCCAACGGATGCTTTTGGAGCACGACCGTATAGCCCGCTATCTTCAATCTTTGTAGCAGTATCGCTGTCAGCTAATACTAATGGATACTTAGTAATAAACTTTTGTCCGCCGTTAGCAACAGTAGCAGCGTTCCATTCTTGAACACCCCATGTTGTATTGGCTGTATCTAACCACCATTGACCGTCTGCAGATTCTGCGCCCGGTGCAACACTCTTCGGAGTTAGTTGACTTAGGTCAACGTCAGCACGAACAATAATTGCAGAATTTGATGATCCTAGATAGCTATAAGCTGCTAGTAAACCGTATTCGTTTAATTCACTGCCATGTACGGGCGAACCGCTGGCTGTCTTTTCAAAGAAAGGAACACCGAATGTGTCCACAATTTCTTTTTGGCTAGTCATTTTATAGACTTGACCAATATTTGCTGCAATAGTGCCTGCTGCTGTAGCAGTACCTGCACCATTCTTTTTATTCATTTGGGTCGCTAAAACAAACAGCGGAGTTGTACCAGGTTCTGCTGGTGTGTAAAAACTCTCATCTATAACTGTTACGGCTACGCCTGGTGATTGTAATGTCGCCATTCCCTATTCTCCTGGTAATAGTTTACTCAAAGTATTTACCAGTAAATCGTAAAATTGGTACATTACACCAACATTAAAAGGGATTAAAAAGGTGTAAATATCTGTATGAGACCACTTTGTAGATGCGGACAACGACCCCGTGCTGTTAACTATAAAAAGAATGATAGAGTTTACTACCGTAGCCTCTGTGAAGTCTGCATGGCACACGGTCTTAATCATGGGATACCCCGCTGGGCTAGAGCAGGGTATAAAATGAAAAATACTTGCGACAAATGCGGTTTTAAATCACCGCACAAAGAAGTGTTTAGAGTATTTCATGTAGACGGTGATTTAAATAACTGCCGTTATAGTAATCTAAAAACTGTCTGTGCTAACTGTGCTCAAGTATTAGGCAAGGATGGTATCATTTGGAAACAAGGGGATCTGGTAGCTGACTACTAGTTGCTCTGCTTGTTTATAAAGATCGTCAATGGTCCTATTATTATCGATAACGATATCAAAATTACTGCCTAACCAAGCCCACTCACTAGCATGAATTCCGCGGAGTTTCATTTCATTTATAGCAAGATTCGACCCTTTATTAGCTTCTACAGCATGTTCGTACCAGTCAGGTAACGGTCCACGCTGTACCCAAACAATGGTACCACCAGCATTTTTAATTGCGGAAATTTCGTTAGGAAAGCGGCAATCACTAATTACTACATTATCTTTGCTATTACGAATTTTGTTTTCTAGACTTGCGATCCATATATCGTCATGAAAGCCTTTACGACATACTTCTGTACCCCAATATTGTAGGACCCAGCGAGGAGTTAATGTAGGCATTGATAATCGATCTGCCCACCACGGGTCTACTTGTTCACGCCACTCACGTGCTTCTTTAGTGCGTCCTTCTAGCATAGTTCTATCCCAGCCAAAGACATCTGCTACAGCATCTTTAAGAGTGCTGGCAAAACTTTCTCGTCTAAATTCGTGGAAGTTAACTAGATAGTCAGCGACTGTGTCCTTGCCGCTGCCGATAAAACCGCAAATACCTATGATCATAATTGTCTCCTAATACAACAATTATATTATAGATTTGTTAAAAAGTCAAAGGAATTTAACCAATTATCCGGTTATAAATGTGTACCCAATTCCGCCAGATACATTCTTCATTAGGTCTTCAGTGAGTTTGTCAATTTCTGTTTGGCCTTCAGTTTTAAGTGTTGCGCCATTTAAACTACCGCCGCCTTGCGGTCCTGCGATTTGGCTGAATTTCTCACGTGCTTGACCAAGCATGATTTTGCAGCTGGCTAATGAGTAATCTTTAATCCATTGTCCAGCGTAAGTATCTGTAATAATTGCATTATCAGGTCTTGTATTATAAACCCAAAGCATTACACTTTCATCGCTACGTGGTCGTTGTTGAATTATTAATTTACGACTTTGTGGGTTCCAAGTAAAATTAATATACGAACCAAACATCTTGCCTACTAGTTCTTGATACTGAGCAAATAGTTCATAGGTTAGCAATCCGCCCATATTTGTCGCACTCAACAAATATGTGTTTGTATAGGCCATGTTAAACGGTTCAAATACTGTACCACCTGTACCGCCACCAGTTCTACTGCCAATGCTACGCCTAAAGATTTGACGTACTTGCTGTATTTCTTTAGGAAGTATATATTCATTGGTATCGACTTTTAGTACTAAAAATGCATAGCTTTCCTCCACTGCGTTATCGCTACGCTGACGGAATGTTGCTAAGGCACGATTTAGTGCTGTTTCGTAATGGATAGGGTCTAGCTCCACATCGATCATGCCATCGCCCAGCATGGTTTTGCAGTAGTTATAGACTTCTTGTTTAACTTGATCGTTTTGGCTCATACAAGTATTTATCGTAGCGGTAAATATATGACTATGCCAAGACTCTCGTTATACAAGCCCGAAAAGGGCAATGATTACAAATTCATCGATAAAAGCATCTGGGAAATGTTCCAGATTGGCGGTACCGATGTCTTAGTACACAAATACATAGGCCCGGGCTCTGCAACGCAGGGCGATACACCAACCACTCCTAAGTATAATAGCACCAGTGAAACACAAATACAGGATCTATTATTCCTTGAAAATCGTGATCGAAAATACGACCCAGATATCTATCAACTTCGCGGCGTTTATAATATCCAAGACATTGATTTCAATTTAAGTCAATTTGGTTTATTTTTACAAAATGATACAGTTTTTAT